GTTTTCCCACGGAATGGTTAAGCAAAAATAATCTGCCTGAAAATCAAACAGATAAAAAAAGACCGAATACGATTCCTTTTCTCGCCTTAAATCATATCTTTTACCATTATTCAATAAGTTAGGCGCTGAATTGGTTAATTTCTATCCAATCAAACGGCATTTTTCATGCTTTTAAAATCAAGCTATTAGCAAAAATTTCGGACATGTTCGGACGAAATTCGGACTTAAAAGTACTTATCTAACCCTGAGAAGATCCGAAAATCTTGTTGTGTAACGCGGCGACAACATGTCCCTTTTCATCTGCCACTGCTGCTGAATTCCCTGCCCCGCGAAAAACAAAGTTCCTTTTCCCTCTTTGGCGTTGAGCTGATCCAGAACCGTCATCAGTTTTTCACTGTTCCGGCGCGGCGCCGCGTCGTCGAACAGATTAAGCTGCGCCACGCCCTGGCTGAAGAAGTCACCCAGCATTACGCCTGCTTTCTGGTACCGGTGGCCGTCCCGCCAGATATTATCCAGGCAGCGCACCGCGGCGTTAATAATGTCCCGGGTGTCCTGGGTGGGCGTGAGAAGTTTCACGGACACGCTGTTGCCGTAATACGGCTCGTTGATGGCGAATGGCGAGGTTTTCACGAAAGCAGATATGTACCGGCAGTACTGGTGCTCACCACGCAGTTTCTCCGCAGCACGAGCAGCATGACTGCAGATTGCCTGGTGCATCTGCTCGTATTCCGTTACGCGTTCACCGAACGACCTGGAGCAGACAATTTCCTGCTTGGCCGGCGCGAACTCCTCCAGTTCAAGACAGGGTTCGCCGCGCAGCTCCCGCACGGTTCG